AGTAACCCTGACATTAGCTCGAAAATAATGAATATTCCTCACCTTCTCGTACAAAGAATTCAGGTTAAATAAGCTAGCTGGAAACTCATACCAAGCTAATTGAGTGCCAATGTTATCTGACGTTGACCACGTTATATTTTCCAAAGGATAGACACGTGAAAGCCATCCTTTCAATGTCTCTTCGAGATAAACGTCTGGCATCGTAACATGCGTTTTGTCAACCACGCTATGTGGCTCAACTGTATCGTCAAAATGAGCAATTTCAGTGGTAGTTCCATACCCACTTTTATCTATTTCTAAATTACCAACCGCTCTAGCAGCAGAATTGGCTTCCTCCTCAATTTTATCATTGTTTTGTGTTGTATTGCTGGTAATAGAAATACAATAGGCGAACTTACCAAGTTGCCTAAGGTTAGTGATTTTGCCAAGCAAATCTCGAACCCGCCATCACACGGTGGTTAGCAAACTGCGCTCGATATAATTTACTACAGGACCAACTACGTTGGTTTCTGGAAGAAAGCGGATTCCTCATCCCATTTTTCCAATAAATCATCATATGAATATGAAAACACATTCAAGCTAGCCTGCCTAGCACATTTAAGCAAAGTTTGCCTAAAATTATAATACACATCAGGTCCTAAATGAAACATTTCACGCAGTGCTGCTTCACAATTTTGTTGGGTAGCAAACACAGTGTCGTGTCCTTTCCGAACCCAACTCACGGTTTCAACAATCATTTTCTCCTCAAGGGGAGCAAAGATGCGAGACCCAATCACGTTAAATGAGCGTTTTAAATATCTAGCTTCTTTGATATTTTCATATTCATTAGCGCTATGCTCTTTAGATCCGTGTGTGAATTCTATACCCATGTCTGAGAAACATTGCTTTATTGACAGAAAGTTATATTCCTTACAATCAGGTGACACACTCATTATAGCATCATCACCATAAACTTTCAAACAACACACGTCGGAAAATTTCACTGTTGGAGATTTATAAATTGTGTAATAAGCGATACGCATTAAAAGAGCGTTGACCATAGAATTTATTATTGTGGTAAGAGGATTACCAGAAGGATTACCATTACACGGTTTATACACAGTTCGCCCCACCAAATGATTTCTACAAAATACTGACAAAAACAATACATATCTCTCCAAATTACAACTATCATTGTAAAACTCGGAAATAATACTGTACACCATTTCAATCAACTGGTAAGGCAAAGCTTTATCATATGATTTATAATCACCCACGACAATATTCGAAGACATAGAGGTGAGCTGTTGATATACCTGACCCCATGATCGATCATGGACGTTCAAACCGACGCTTATCTCACCAAACACACAGTTAGATTGAAGAAAAGATATAAATTTAGCAAAATAAATTCTAACTAAAATAGTAAGATCTACAGGTCCCACACTAAAAACTCGAGTCTTCCCATTTTCCACTTTATCCAAAGTACGGCGCTCATCTTTCAATATATCACAAAACAAGGTAGATGACACAACACCACGCTTAGCATAGTGCAGTCGTTTATTTATACGCTCCATTACTTCCGGGACAGGGGTAAAATTACCCTCTTCACCGTCAAACCATGCGCGCTTTCCTTTAAATTTATGTGGACTTTTCATAGATGTATAAGGATACCCAGGTGATGTAGCCATATTTAGAGGTTTAACATATTCATCCAAAGGATCTCCATTAATAGCTTCATGTAATGTGAGCAAACGAGGGTGAAGATCTCTATTACTCATGGTTAAAATAGAATTTTGGA